GGATGACGTTACGCTGTCCTTCATTGAACGCAGCAGTGTTCGCATCTTTATCAAACGTGCTGCGATTTCCATAACAACGCGAACGCAGATCAATTAAAACTTTTTTTCCGCCATCCGTGTTGAATGTTTGCTTATACAGATCAATGATCTGCAATAATTCCTTCGGTACTTGATCAGCCACCCAAGCCTCCGACCGCTTTCACCATCGGAGCCGCCTGTCCGGCTGCCTGTGCATCAGCTCTCGCGGCTTCGGCTTGCGCCGCCGCCTGTTGCTGCTGCGCTCTTTGATTTCGTAATTCTTGAACCTCCCCGTCTGAACGAATGACCTTGCTTGGAACGCCTAATATTTCAGCGATGTGTTTCACCAAGTTGTCGGTGTCCACATAATCCAGCATCGGAGCCACCTGGTTAAGCGGCATGATGATTTCCAACGCTCTCATCATCGCATTGACATCACCCTGTCTCTGCGCTCTTGCAAGCGGTGATACATACTCAATGTCAATGTCCAATCCTTGCAATGTCGGAGGCGGTGCCGGTAAAATTCCATCACGCAATAAAATGTTAAAAGTCCTGTCAATGAGGGGTTGCAACATTTCTGATTGCAGCCTTCCCAGAACCGGTGCCAGCAATCGCATCTTTTCTTCATTACGCTGTAAGACTTCCGTTGCGGTCATGGTCACATTCTGCGCCATCAACAGTTGATCAACAAAATACGCCTGGCGGATCGCCTCCCGTCTTTGATTTTCATATTCCAAACCAAAAGGAAAGTTCGCGCCGATGTTCAATGGTTCAATTCGATCCCTGGAACCCGATCGATAAAAATTCAATCCTCCGGGAATGGTCTTGATCGGCATGATGAAACCGTCATCAGGAACAAGGAGCGGCGGGTCAATGGTTTTTTGAGCCGCGCGGATCATTGTCTCCGACATCTTGTTCAACATCTTAATGTCCGGCAACGCCGTCATGGATGGTGATCTTCCATATACCTCCACGCTTGATTTCACAAAACGCGGAACCACATACGGAAATTCATTGAATCCCCCCTCACCCAGCATTTTTCCATCAATCGTCAAATAAATGGAAGAGAAAGGCTTGTTGACATCATCAATTTTTTTCACATCGCGCTTATCACGCGGCATGACACAATGCAGAAACTCCAGTTCCTGATAGGGATTCTCCTCTGATATTTTTTTTATCTCCTGTGTCGCCGCTCCAAACATGTTGAAGGCGGCTCTCGCGGACATCTTAAATTTGCGAAAAACCGTGTCAACCACGCCTCGCTCATTCTCCTGAATGAATATTTCTGAAATATGCCTTGTTGAAAATCGCAACTGCTCCTGGTCGCTTCGTTCCACAAACATGCAACCCGTGCCGAAAGCGATGAGATCCAAATACATTTCATGGATCTCTTGCTGAAAATTGGAGCGGTTGAACGCCTGGTACATCTGCCTGGTGCATTCCTCCAGCCATTCGTTAATGGCATCATCCCCTTGCAGCATCGGATCCTTGAATTGCAGTGAGAACCACGGCGAAGCCGCGTTCGTCAGCATTCCGTGCAGAGAAGATGCCAATAGTTCGGCGGCATGAATTGCGGTTCCATCATACACCAACTCCGTTCTCTTTGATCCTTTAGCCTGTTTCTTCGTGACATCAGCTCTTCGCGGCAATACATAATCACCGATCTCCTGCCAATGACTCTCCCAGGTGCCGCGCATCACTTTCAACTTGCCGTACCGGTCTAATAATTCTTTTGCTTTATTTGTCGCCATTAATCACCTAAATTTCCTTTTAATAATTTATCCGTCTCCCCCATCAGAAACGCCTTGCGGTCTTTCCCGGACAATAATAAATTTTTCTGCAACACCGATTCATGTCCCTTCGGCGTGCCTGTAATTTTCTTATCACCCAGCTTTAAGTCCTTTTCAATTTTTTTTCTTTCCTTCATGTTTCCGCTTTGATAACTGCTCGCCAGCACCGTTGAAGGATTGAACAATTTTTCCGCGAATGGTTTCAGGATCCCCGGCGCTATGGCAGATTTGAACTTCATTTGTGAAATTTCCTGTGCCGCGGTCGCCTTTATGGTTCCCGTGTCACCGTACTTGTATCCTTTTTCATCCAGCATGCGCTTACCCGCGGATGTCAGGATGGCTGCTCCGCTTGAGCTTCGCAGTATATTTCCTCTGCTGTCCGTTGCCGCCATGCCAGGAATTTTTGCAATATTCGACCTGATGATCGCCACATCCTGTGATGCTTGCATTCTTGACGGATCGCTTGACTGCGCCGCGTTGATCGCCGCTGAAATCTTATCCACCCCCTTGGAGCCTGTGAACTTCGCCGCCTCGTTTTCCTGTTTTTTCCTCAAGCGCTCGGCTGCATCGGCGTATCTCTTATCCCTTCTCGCCTTCGCCTCCAGCTCCCTGGCTTTCTTATCTAATTTTGCCTGTCTTTCCTGGTGCGCGCTGTCATTATGACCGCCGCCTCCAGAGCCGCCGTTTCCACCGGAATAACTTCCGCTGTCCGTGTTGCTGCTTACTGATGACCCCATTAAGAGCCTCCTCCCAGCAATGGCTTAAAAAATTTCGGCTTGGATATGTCCCCCATGACCCCCGTCACGATTGTTGATGCCTGGGCGGATGCCTCCCCTTTTTTCATGACTTTTTTCACGCCTTCATTCACCACATCGGTGTCGGGTGAAACGGATGGCGTGAGATTAGGATTAAAATTCACCGCTCCCGGATCAGAGGATGCTGATTTAACATCCCTCACCTTCGGCACTGGTGTCGGTGCCGGTCTTGGTTTTGGTATAAATGGTTTTATTATCGCTCCCATGATCAACTCAATAAAGATGGTTTGTATGATTCTTCTTCCTCTAATATTCCTTGCGGGGAGGTGAGAATCGTTTTCTTCCTTCCCGTCTTTTCCTTGACCGCCGCCACAGCAGCCTCACCAGCCGCCGCTACCTCCGGATCCTCCATGGTCGGAGCAACCGGCAAAGGTTCCGGCTCCGGGAGTGGTGGTGGCATGACGATCTTTGGTTTTAAAAAACCCATTACATAACTCCTAATGCTGTTTGAAGCGGATTATAATTGTTGTCCGCGATTTGCTGGGGTGCCTTGCGCTCCCCTATTCCCTGATCCATGGCGATGCTCATCGTTCTGAACGCATCAGCGGCGTGGGAGCTCCAATCGTGTGTCGGTTTTCCCAGCACCTTTAACGCCGGATTGTACTTTCGGTGATAGTGCCGCAGCGCATCGATCAACCGTTCACATTTCTCCCGGTCAATCCATACGGTGTTCATCCTCATTGAAGCGGCGTGCAAGCCATCCTCCAGGGACAGCTTGGGTGCCACGCGGAAACGAATGCCCAGTTCATAGGCTGTCTCCCTTCTGCTGACACCGTTTGAAAAATCCCGTTGTTCTATGTCGTGCGGAGCCATGTGATCCCCGTAATAGTATCCCATCTCATCCGCCTTTTTTTTTAAAATTTTCGCGAAGTGAGGCAAGCCTTCATCCGCCGTTTCATAATAATCACAAATGTAAGTCGCTCTTCCGGAGGTGTAGTAAAAAATGATACTGGTCGCATCTCCAATCCCCAGATCCCAGGCGGTGTTGATCTTGAATCCGGGATCATAGGGAACTTTTGTAATTCTTCCATCATCCTCCATCCTCTCCATCTGCCTTCCGTAAACGCTTCCGGATATGGCGGCTGAAAAATCACACTCAAGCTCCTGGCGGTATTCATCCTCCGACATGGTGTCGCGGAGCTGCTTCAGCTCCTCCTCATCCAGAATTTTCGTCTCTGAAACCTTATACACCTTGACGTACCAGGCGGGATCAACGCACGCCTTCTTGTAAATATTATAAAAAAAATTATTGGTTCCCTTCGGAGTCCCCAATATCAAACAGCCACCCTTCCTGTCAGCGAGCGCCGGCAGAATGATGGAAGTGAAAACCTTCTCCTCCATGTCCGCCGCCTCATCAATCACGCAAAAATCAAAATAATTTCCACGGATGGATTCACCAACCTCCCCGGACAGGATCGTTATCCTGGCACCGTTCGGAAGATCAACCTTCAGCTCCGAGGCGTTCACCTTCACTCCCGGAATGTTTTTCGTGAATTGTATCAAGTAATCAAAGGCAATGCTCTTTCCTTGCTTGAATGTCGGCGCGATGTACGCATACCGCGGATGCGGCAATGGATTGCGAAACGCGTGCCTGATCAAGTGATGCAGCGAGAGGTAACTCTTGCCGAACCTCCTGTGGCACAAGAGAACGGCGAATCGGTGCTTGTCCAGAGCTTCGTGTATTTCACGCTGCTGCCTTCTCGGAGAATAAGGAATCCTGATGTGCATCAGTGCACCAGCTTGCTGCCCATGTCACGGTCAACAATATTATTTTTATTGAATTGATTAATGCTCAAAGTGAGCGCGATGAATTCCTTGAAACAGTTCATCTCATCCTGATCGTTGAATCCGATGAAATCCACTGTAATTTTTTTCTTTTTTTTCTCCGTTGAAAGAATGCAAAAAATTCTCTCGTTGAAATCTTCTATCTGTTCATCCATGGTTGTGGCTCCAAGTCGGGAGTCTATTATCGCTACTACCCGCTCCCACATTTCTAGGGGGTACCGGGGGTTCGTTTCCCAAAAAAGAGAGGTTCCTTTCCTTTAATAATTATTTTTTTTCAACCACCGCTCAATTTATTATCGATCCAGTTCCTAAAGCTAGGAACGAAGCAAAGAAAACAAAGAAAAATCAGGTGGTGTCCGGATGCTTGTCCGGATCAGAACGCGGGAGCTGCTGGATTGTTTTAGAACTTCTCAATGTGTGCGTGAGGTTCGTGTCATTGTTCTTTTGAGTTGGATCTTCCCAGCTAAACGTGATCTTCTGGTCACCCTTGTGCTCGTTGATCAGCTTGTCATTGTAGTTCGGTATGAGCTTGGACATCAGCCATCTGATGTGTATCAGCTTCTCCCTGACAATGCTCATCTCCTGTGGTGAATAGTTCTTCTCCAGTATCTCAATCGCCTTGTCACCCCAGGTGTGCGCTCCGTTGATCCTGGCTGTCGTCATCTGCTTGTTGAAATCCTCATCATCCCTCATCGCTCTGTAAATGGTCGAGAGTGATGGCATTCCCCTCCTCTTTGAAATCTTCGTCAGAGGCTCTCCCAACTGGAGCAGTTCTAATGTTTTTTCTTTTAATGATTTGTTTAATTTGTTCATCGCTGTAATGTTTGAATGGCAGTAAGTTCTTCAACGCCTTTATTCTGCCTTGAAGCGTTTGTTGTCCGGTGCTCATGCCGCCATGGAACTTGCAGCGACCGCTTGGCAATGCCTTGCATTGACAGGGGTTGCCGTCATACTTCCTTCTCGCACCGCAGATTATTTTCTTTGATGGTCTGCCGACCATGGTCATTCATCTCCACGATCAACAGACCAAGAAATACTGATACCACGGCAGAACATACGTTATGCTATGATACCCCATGGGATAATATTTTTTGTAGCGTTTGTCCATACTTTTTATTTTTTCTTATCTCGTCAATCAAGCGCAGCAAGATGACGGAGAGCTGCCTGTCGAGCGTGCTGCGATGCTTTCCCAGGCGATGACATATTTGTTTCCAGGGAACGTTGCCGGCGCGGCACAGAAGAAGTCTGCGATCCTCCTCCTTTTTCAAAGTCCACAACAATTCATAACAGAACATCATCTGACTGACAGATCTCGGGGAGGGGGGGATGCTCATCGAAACTTTATTCCAGCCGTATCCATACCAGTCATCCTGTTTTATCTCCCATTGCGCGGTCAACTTCTGCTTGGGGAAACCGGATGGCAGTCTGCGCTCCGTTCTCAACGCGCCCTGGAACCACGTCAGCAGTTCCTTGGCGGATATTCCCACCCTATACAGCCAGCACCTCTCTTGCATATCTGAGAGCTCTGTCGGATTCATTCTGATTGTCTGAATAAGCCAGCTTGTACCACTCCAGGAACCTGTCATAGGACAGTCTTTTCCTGACCTTGGGCACGACATCTGCAAGAGAGTTGCGCCGGTGTTTAAGTCCCTTCTTTACGGCGACATAATTTGAATTGGTGTTCTTCCTGAATCTGTTGACGATGTTAAGAACATCAACCCTGTCCACCTTGTCCCCTTTATGAACATCACTAATATCAGTATTTATACTAGTATCTATATTAGTAGATATATTAATAGGTTTGGGGATCACTGGTGATACCGGTATCATTTTTTTGGGGGGTGTTTTCCAGGTCATTTCCACGAAGTTGATCATGTACCTGTTGGACGTTCCCTTTGCCCGCTCGACCTTGATGATGTTGCATTCCTCCAGCAGCTTCACGGCTCTCTTGACCGTGGGAGTGGAGACGTGCAGTTTCCCGGACAAGTATTCCTGGGAGGGGTAGCAGCTCTTCGTCTTGTAGTTCCAGTGGTTCACGATCTCATACCCCACCACCCTGGCGGATGGAGGCAGTCCCTTGAACCGCATCAACTGCTGTAGGATGTAGAATTTATTTTGCACCGAAGAGCTCCTTGATCTCGCCGTGCATTTTTGTCGGGTTCTTGAAAAGAAGGTTGATGATCGCCGTGTGATCCCTTCTTCCGAGGAACTTGGAGATGAGAGACTTGTTGTAGCAGATCTTATGATAGGCGATGTGAGAGAAGTCAGTCCTGGCATCAACCAGATGCCTCTTCCGGCAGCGGCTGGTCAGTTCGTCATAACTGATGCGGTGCTTCATGCAGACGATGGCAGCCAGCAGTTCAAATGACTTGATGACTTCGATCAACGACATGTTCTTGTATGTTTTATTCCTAGGTCTGGGGAGAACCCTTTTTTGAACCGGTTCAATTTTTTTCAATCGTTTAAGGAGATCGCGCAGATCACCTATCTCCCGTGCCGTCAGTTCATTGATGTATTGCTGCCGTAAAATTTTCACAGGCATCCGTCACACCATTTCTTCAACTGCTTGTTGCGCTTCAGGATTTCACAGAAGCTGTTGCTCATCGCGTTGACCACTGACTCCTCCGTGAGTGACTTCTCCAGGTGGTAGTAATAAAAGATGACGTGGCACAGTTCATGCCAAACAAGAGCCATGCTGTCCGCGTTCTGTTTTTCAATGATGTCACGATCCAGGAAGATGACGTTCTTTTGAGGATGATAGGATCCCTGTTCATCACACACCTCGCTGCTCATGAAACTGTCTTGCAGCTTCACTTGAACTTCCGTGTGGAGAAACTCGACCTTATTGGGAAAGACCATAGAACGACTCCGGCTTGACCACTCCATTCGTGCGTTTTATAATTTTACGCATGTTAGCCGGCTCCGGCGTGCGCTCCCCCTTGCACCATCTCTCAACGGTTCTCGCGGGATTGCTCCCCAGAATGCCGATAAGTCCGGCTAATGCCGTGTAAGAAAAATGATTTATTTTCCTATATTCTTCAAGTGTTTTTGTATCCGCCGTATTTTCCATGGCTACAAATAACACATATTGCTCGCTGTGCACAACAATTACTATGGAACAAAACATTAACCTTGAAATTATTTCCACATAATATACATACGAATTAATAGCCAAGACGGCTATAAAGGGAGAATGCCGAACATGGATAGAAGTAACAGATTGCGATTGGTTATTAAGAACAGCGGAAAAACCGCCAAAGACATAATCAATGAATTTCATAAAATGGATCCGGATGAAGATAGCAACACTCTTCCGAGGGATCCCATTACGATTTCCAGGCACATCAACGCCAAGAGGGGTTTTGACTGTGATGTGGCTCAAGCGTACGCGAAGGCTCTGGATGCCGATCCGGCAACGATCTGTTTTGATCCCGTCATGAAAAACATCGTGGGGAAGATTGATGCCGTAACAAGCGCGGTACGCTGGTATGAGGTGACGGATTCCATTGTGAGCGTGCGCGTTCCGCGGGAGTTTTACCACAAGAGGTACCGAATATTGGAGCAAGAGGGGGTCAGTTCGCACGCCCACGGCTCCTTGATGATTTATGAATTAATCGATCATCACAAACCAGGATACATAGCCAGGGAGTTTTTCAACCAGATGGGATTGATAAAATATGAAAAGAACAAAGTCGGTGCTTATGTCATTGGAGTGGCAAAGCCGCTGGAGAAGAAAAGATTTATGATCATAAGTTTTTCCGGTCAAGTCCTTGAGAACGAAACTGAAATTCTAAAAATACACCCCGTTGTCGGAGGAATATTTCCTTCGTTCTATCGACACCACAAGGATGGTTTAAGTAAAATTTCATAAAAAAATCATTTTTTTTTCATAGCCGGGTATAATATTATTTCATACCCGGCTTGTTATTTTAGAATGTTTTTAGAATTATTCTTATAGCCACCAACC